TTTTTTATCCAGCTACCTTGTTTATTGATAGGCGCAATCGGCGTCCTTCGCGCAGCATCTCTATTTACAATGCCCCTTGAATCTACAGGCATTTGATAGTGATCAATATTGCCGCCAAATTTTCGCAATAAACTTTCAGCATTATTATCCGCCTTGACTTCTCTTTCCCAAGTAGGTTTGGATTTGAGTAATTTTTTGCGATCCCTATGATGCCCTGCTTCATGCCACAATATATTCAAATCACTACCCTTCCCAATCGAAATACTACGCTTGGACGGCGAATAACTCCCAACTTGCTTCCGCCCAGCCAACCTCGCCATAGCCTGCTCAATTTCGTCAGGTCTACCAACGGAAACCCCATCCGACTTTAACCACCGCAAAAGCTTCTTTGTAGCAGAGATAGGTTGTCCAAACTCCCGCAACCGCAGCTTCGCGGAGAGGTTCTTGCTCGACCTATTCTCTCTTATTTTTTTTGCCCAATAGTTGCGATTATAGTCTCCAAAATACTCCTTCGGATAAAGGAGCGACACCCCATCGCCGCCGATGGTTTCTGGGATGATCGGCTTGGTTCCCGCGTCATCCAAGACTTGCTTCAGATTTTTTGGAATCGGTTTGCCGCCGTAAAATTCAGGATCAATAATCCAATTCCGCTTATTGTCGATTTTTGAGGTGATTGATCCAGCGGCTCCACCACGGGAATAACTAAAATCCCCTGGATTTTCCGTTAAAAAAGACAAGGAGCCCTTTTCTGCATGGCGTTGGGCAGGAAACTTCCCCACCACACCCGCTGATTCGCCAGAGGGGTGCATGAATAGCAATGGAGGCTGTCCTCCAGACGCAGGCTTTGCTTGCAATCCGTCCTTGAGGATTGACCTAAGTTTTGACGGCGTAACTTGAGAATTATGAATTCCGTATCGAGGAGTATACCACTGAGGGGTCGATTGACCTGGCCTAAACCTATCGGGGAGAACGAGCGTAGGAACAACATCAGTGTATTGCACCTGCCTCTCACCAGCCAACCCCTTCCCCTTGAGTTGCGCCTCCGCTTCAGATTTTAGTTTTTTTCCCACAAAATCCGGCGCATGAATCTTTTGCCCCCGATTGCGCAAAGCATCCTTCGCCCCCGCGCCAAGCTTCCGACCTAAAATCGCCTCAACCGCCGGAATCGCAAAATCCCCCCGCGCCAACTCCCGCAACCGCAGCTTGGCGGAGAAATACTCTTTGCTTGAACTGGGCTTAAAACTACGAAGCGATCGTTCATCCAGACGGCTTTGCGCCCATTGCATTCTGGCCGCAGGATTTATCCTGCCTATAAACATAGGCCTGCCATCTCGACTTATAAGATCGTCAAAGCCCGCTCCATCAATTTTAGGGTTTTCGCGAATCTTATACCCCTTGCTTCGCTGCAACTTATTCCAGATACCATGCCCGCCATCATACTGAGCGTTGTCACTTACCAATCGCCCACGCGGTGCACCCTTCATGGCTTCGCCATACATTTTCGTCGCAAGGCCCATTCCGCGAAACTTTGGATCAATCTCAACCCATTTTACTTGCCCAATATTTGTTCCCCTTTGGCTAGAAACAGATGTTTCAATTCTGCCAATTTCGTTCACCCCTCCATAAGCGTTCGGGATCGTCATACGCGCCGACCCATCAGGATGCCACCTTACACGAATCCGCTTCCGCAAAGCCGAAAACTCCTTCATTTCTCCCCCTCCGTGCTCTCCGTGTTCTCCGTGGTTAAACTCTTCTCCTTCGGCCCATCGGGGATCATCTTCTCAGCCGCATTGCGCTCCACACCATACAGGTTCATCAAATTGATAATCGCGCTCTCGCGATCCAAGATGCCTTCGCCCACATTTTTCAGAAGCTCCAAGAGCGGCTTCACATCCAAGCCCTGCGGCACGAGTCCAGGTGGCGGCGGCTGTGGCGGCTCGGCCATGGCGGCGAGGGCTTGAGTCGGCCCAGGCAGGCGTTGATTGATGAGTTCGATCGGCACACCAGTCTCGGTGGCGACCCGTTGCAAGTAAGCGACTTCGCTTGCGCTACGGCGAACCACTTCCTCAAAGGATTGTCCTGTCTCGGCAATAAGGTCGGTTGCCGTGACGAGTCCGGCAGAGAGAAGCTGGAGATTCGCAGAAGTGTCGTGACCATAATCGCCTGTGAGCGAGCGGCCAAATCCCCAGCGGCCACTGCGCCATTTCGGGTGCGCTGGCAAATCACCGAGAGAAATACCAAGCCCGATCACCCGATCACGCAGCGGGTCGAGGGCTTTCTCGCTAAGAAGTTTCTGGTAGCGGCGAATCGAGCGCATGGCTTGCGCGATCTCGATGCGACCCGTGTGACCCGAGAACGCCGTCATGTCGTAGAGAAATCCGTAGGGCATATTCAACCCGCTGGCGATCTCACGCACCATCACCTGCACCAGAGCCATGAACGCTCCGCTCGGGCGGTTCGTGCCAGGAGCGAACTGGATGTCCTCGCCCTGCGAGAGTCGTTGGATTTTTCCCGCCTCCATCGCCATCGTGCCGGGCGAGTCGGGGCGGTTATCCTTCGTGCCATTCCACGCCGAGATGCCGCCATCGCGCCGAGTGGGGTCTGTGACCTTGATGAACCCCGCATGGCCGACTTGCCACTTGGCGGCGAGCTTCTCAAAGTGATACACCTCATACAAATCCCGCGCAGGAGCGATCACGGTCGAGAGCGCCGTGACGCCTCGGTATTGGTCCACCCGCATCGGGTCGAAGATGTGAATGAACTGGTCGGCAGGGATTTCCTTCTCAAAGGAATACAACGCCGTGCGCCGCTCGCGCTTGAAGATGCGGTAGGAGACAGGTCGGCCCAAGTCGTCCACCACAATGCCGCCGATGTCGTTGTTGTTGCCAGGGTTCATCGGGTTGTTCGGATCGCCGATGCGGTCGGCCTCGATGCTCTGAATGCGAAGCTGTTGCTTGCCGCCTTCCTCGATCTGCACCAAGTGCCAGCCGTGATCGCCATCTACAAGCAAGCTCCACATCGCCATCCACACCAACGCACCAAGCCGGTGACGACCAGTGATATCCGCTTGCTCGCACCACACATGGAAATAGTCCTGATACATGGAATCAATCTCCTCATCCCCCGTCTGCGAGACATACTGAACCGTATCTGCCGTGTATTGAACGATGCGCGAAATGATGCCGCGCAAGATCGAAAAATTCCGCACCACATCTCGCGCATCCCACAAAAGCACAAGACGATCCCGCTGCATACGCCATGTCTCGGAGGAAGAGTTCTTCTGCCTCCCGCCACTGCCGCCGCGATTCGTGCCAGGCTGTGCGGCATCATACCCAAATGCCTTCAACCGCTCCCGCGCCATCGCCCGACTCACCCCCGCCTCGGGGTCAAAAAAAGAAACTGCTCGATCCAGAAAGTTCATACGCTCATTGCGGACTGGTCAACGGGTGAGAGAAAAGGAAATTTAACTACTCGCCCTCATTGCAAGCATCCCAACAACGGATCTTTTCCGAAGAGAGGGATCCTGCCAACGAGCCTGCTCTCCCTTCCACCAAAGCATTTCAGGGGCCATTGAGTTCGCATTATTCGCTGTTGCTGCGCGCTTCCAACCTGCTGTGCCAGCCTTCTGAACAATGCGCTCCCCTTGAGCGGCAATCTGATCGAGGGATTTTTTATCACTCACACGCAGCGACGGCTTTCCAAGAACCTTGAAAAAATCTCCCACTTCGTAGTGACCGCCCCGAACGGGAATGCGCGCAAACTCCCGCACCGCATTCGATTTCGCCGCCAGTTCTTTGATTCGTGATTTCAGGTTCATAAGAGCGGGTTTGCGGGTCAACGACGCAGGCGAGTGGAAGGTCAACGCTGGCGGAGTGTTGGCCTTGTCGACCATGTGCTTTCAGGATTAAGCCGGTGCTTTCTGACTTTAATCAAGTTATCCCCGTGAATCTGGGTGATTTCTTGTTCATTGGGATACCCTGCATTTATCATTGCAGCTTTAGTTTTCTGTCTTTGGTTTCTAACAAGCTCATCAAGAGGAGTCGCGTAAACTCCCTCAACAGGATTTCCCCCTCTTTTCCCTAAAAATCTCCTTGCGCTGTAACGCGAAACGGTGGTGCTAATTGCCGCGTCACTCCCCGCCCTTACAACATGCTGCCTCATGGCTTGCTCTGGAAGCCCACTTGTGCCTCGGGGTTTTAATCCATTTTCTTCCGCAGCTATTCTGTAATGCAAAAGCGACTTCTTGCCATCAATATCGACTATCCTGGGTCTTCCTGAATTTGATGAGGTTGCGTGGCGTCTTCCTCCTCTTCCATTCCCCACGCCACCCAAAAACACCGCGCGCACGGCCTCACGATCCCCGCCCTTTTCCAATTTACGCCGCAAGGATTTAAGAATCGGATCGGCAACCTTTCGCGGCACAGGGTTGATATTAAGAACCTGCCCCGTCACAGACTGCACTCGCGCCAACTCCACCAACCGCCCACTCACCCGCGCCAGCTCCCGCAATCTTTCTCTGTGTCCTCTGTGTCCTCTGTGGTTAATCATCACATCGACCTCCTCGCACTGAGCATGGCCTTGAATGTCGGGAACAGCCGTTCCACGATGCTTCGGCCGGGTCTTCTTCGGTTTTGAGTGGCGTAAGCGCCCACCTCGGCGATGTATCGCTTGACGGGGTTCATCATGCTTCTCACATAGGATTGCCCTTGAGATGCCGCCTTGGCCCGCTGGATCGAGTGGACGATCTCGTGTCTGAGCACGCTGCGCTTCACATCCGCCGCGCGGGCGAGGCCGTTGGCTTCAGCAATCGCCTGCCACCCTCCGGGCGTGGTCTTCTTGAGGCCGACAGAGATGGCTCCGTTTTTTCTGACTTTGGCTATTGCCGCCTCTTGGCCAGGAGCAAAACTTTCCCCTTGGTTGGTGAGCCGAAATGCCTCGGGAGCCTCGTATTCGCCACTCCCTCTCGGCAGGCTATGGTCTCCATAAATGTATGGGCGCGAGTATTTGAGCGGATG